CATATGCGGGAGGTGCTGGATTTGAACGACGAAGGCGAATCCATCTTTGATCGGAAAAAACAGCTCGTCGAAGCGTCTTTGTCGCGCGTTCATGCCGGGCTGGTGAAATTCGTGGCCGGCGGCCGCGATGCGTTCCTCGTCAAATACAACTCCATGAGCCAGCGCGGAAAGTATATCGCGCCGGGGATCGACGATCCGTGCCCGACGGTGGCGACGCAGAACCGCCTCGCCGTGGCGAAGGTGAATTTCATTCAGCAGCGTCATGGAGGGAATCCGAATAGCAAAATAGTATCTATCGAACAACCCGCACGGACCCTGACATCGACCGGTGGAAATATGGATGTCGTATCGGCAAAATTTCTGTGCAAACATTTCGGCGGGCGTCCCGAGGGAAAGAGCGTGTCCGTGGAGGGTCCTGCCGGAGCGATCACCACGCGCGATCACCACGCATTCGTGTCGGCCTACTACGGCAATGGGTTCAACTCGTCGATAGAGCGTCCTGCGCCGACGGTTACGACAAAGGATCGGTTTCAGTTGGTACGGCCGTTCTTCGTCAACTACTATTCCGGCGGTGGTCAGACGGCGGGAACGGACGACCCGGCTCCGGCCGTAATGACGAACCCGAAACAGCGCCTCGTTACGCCGTGGGTGATGAACACGAGTTTTAACAACATCGGGTGTTCGCTCGACGTACCGGCGCAGACGGTGACGGCCAATCGCAAGTGGCATTACCTGGTGAATCCGCAGTTCGCATCTGCGGGGGCCCCGACGGACCGTCCGTGCTTCACGCTGATTGCGCGGATGGACAAGCGGCCGCCGCAGCTGGTGACGGTGGAAACGGATGGCCGGAGCCTGCCGTCGTTCATCAGGCGGCAGGGCGGGGCCCTCGTGTATGAGATTTACGGGGACGATACGCCGATGATGGTTCAGATCAAGGAGTTCATGGCGCTGTACGGGCTGGTCGATATTAAGATGCGGATGTTGCGCATCCGGGAGTTGAAGCGGATCATGGGTTTTCCGGAGAATTACGTGCTGGTGGGTACACAGGGCGAGCAAAAAAAGTTCATCGGCAATGCCGTTGAGGTCAATATGGCGCGGGTGCTTTGCGAGGCCCTCGTGCGGAAGTTGTATGAATTAAACATTACACCGCAGACGGTTGCGGCATAAATAATTCTAAGCCATGAAAGTCATCGTCACCTTTTCGGGCGGGAAAGACAGCCTTGCGGCGTTGTTGTGGACCCGGGAACATATCACCAGGAATTTCACGACCGTATTCTGCGATACGGGCTGGGAACATCCGCTGACTTACGAATACATCCACCGCATTGCCGACAAGCTGCATCTCGACCTGGTAACATTGAAGTCGAAGAAGTACGACGGGATGGTCGATCTTGCGCGACATAAACAGCGTTGGCCATCGACACGGGCACGGTTCTGCACGGAAGAACTCAAAACCAAACCGACAATCGATTACGTGCTGGACGAGGTTCAGGACAATATGCTGATGATTCAGGGCATTCGGGCAGCAGAATCGGCCAGCCGGGCCAAGATGTCGGCGCAATGCACGTATTTCAAGTACTATTTCGAGCCTTACGGCTACGATAAAAACGGTAAGCCGAAAAAGCACACCTATCGGGGCAAGCAGGTACGAGCATTCCGGGAGAAATTCGCCGACGATATTTTGCGTCCCGTGTTCGACTGGTCGGCGCAGCAGGTGATCGATTCCATCCTCGCCGCCGGACTGGAGCCGAACCCGCTCTACCGGATGGGTTACAAACGGGTCGGATGCTGGCCCTGCGTGATGGCGAATCAGCGGGACATCCTGAACATCGCCCAGCAGGCTCCGGAGCGGATCGATCAGCTCGCAACCATCGAAAGTGAATTGAGGTCCTCGTTTTTCGGGCCGGGCAAAATCCCATCCCACGCGATCACCAGCGGCGAGAAATATCCGACGATCCGAGATGTCGTGCGCTATGTAGAGTGGCAGAACGCCACGGGGAGTTTGTTCGACGACGACACGGCGACCAGCTGCATGAGCTATTACGGATTATGCGAATAGGGTTCGAATTTAAAAATTACAAGGGATGAAAGCACAAGTAACGAGTATTGAACAATCACACCGCCTGCTGGAGTTGAAAGACATCGCAGGGTATCTGCCGTATGGGTTGAATTACCAATGGACGAACATGAAGTCTGTACGTCTTATTTCGATGACCGACGAAGTAGATTACGGTTCACAACACAGCCTCTCGACTGCATGGGAATGGATGAAGCACGGTCAAGCAAGACCTATACTCCGTCCCATGTCCGACCTCACCAAAGAGATCACACACCGAGGCGAGACGTTCGTGCCGATGGTTGAGATTGGTAAATTACTCGGATATGACAATCTTAAAAAATACGAAATTGACGGGGTAGTCGAATATGGTTTTGAAACTCGCTATGCCGATGACGCACAAGGCTACATATTCGGATGGCATCAAGCGTCGCAATCATTTGGCATTTGGTACGACGAAATAGATGAAGATTTACCATCAGTTGAAAGGCTGGTTATGAATGTATGTGCTTTCGACAAACTTTCCGAATGGATGTTCGATTACCGCGGCCTGATTCCCGTCGGGCTTGCCGTCGATGTGAACACACTCTCCGAAAATCCCTATGAGGTATGAAAATACGCCTACTGAAACGACTGCGGGAAGAGGCTCGTATGCACTGTCCATCTATGCTTTTACGCGAGTTTGCATTGTCGCTTGGATGGAGCTATATACAAGCCAACAAATATATCCGCACAAAACAAAGAATCTACATTCTCCGCCGCGTTGCGGAGCTAAAAGGAAAGAGAAAATGAGATGTCGAAAACATAGTCGTTGCCGGAAAGTACCCGGAAACGGGAGCGTGTTGGAAATAGTCCATTGCCCGTGGTGCGGATGGGAGGTGAGTACGTCCAATATCGGGAAATGGTGTGCCAAATGCTACTGCAAATTCGAGGTCGGGAATGATGGATATATCCACTTCTCGCAAGACTTTCAAAAGACCACGGCCGAGTGCTGGGCGATTGCCTTTGCAAAGGGCGGAGGGGTTGGATTTGGTAAAATAGAACATGAAAAAGAGTAGAGAAAATGAAAAGCGAAAAAGCAAAACGATTACTGAATAATGGCCGATTCCATGTGTTCTGTTTGAAGGGTGAATATCCCAAACAGCGGTTTTCGCCAGAGGGGAAATATATTGAGTATGCCCAGGGAGTGTCAGCCGTTGAACTCGCCGAGCATGAGGCCGAGGATCGGATGCGGGAGAGGGCGATAAAGGCACATCGCGCCTGTTGTCCATTGAATGAGTTGCAATGTATTCATCGAGACCGTGATGACTACACTTGTACCTATGATTGCAGGTATGTTACATCATTCGTCCAAAAACTGAACGAGAGGAATGAAAAACTTTTTGATTGACGGCATTTGGCAGGGTCCGCCGGATGGATTCGACGTAAAGGAATGGCTCAATGAGGTTGTCGCCTATTCAGGTCTCGATGAATACCTTCAACCGACGGGAATTATTCGGCGGTTCCAGAAAATAGAACGAGTGCGCCGCAATGGTCGAGGCCGGGGCAAGACCATCGAGGCTATCGCCGCAGAGATCGATCGGTTGAACAAGAAACAAGGGTAAATATGGACACGAAACTGACAGTCGATGAGATTCAGATCGCATTACGCAATAGCGGGATTTGGAACAAGCGGCAGGATATATTCATCCCGAACCTTTCGTGGGGGCTGCTCAATTACGAGGCAGATTTGGTGATAATCACCAAGTCGGGGTTTTTGACCGAGGTGGAGATCAAACGGTCGTGGGCGGATTTCAAAGCCGATTTCAAGAAAGGACACGAACACGATGATCCGCGCGTCTACAACTTTCACTACTGCGTCCCGGAATCAATCTGCGAGCGGGTTGTAGAGTTCTTACAGGAGAAATATGGCATTGGTCGCCCGTCGGTGCTATGCGTATCCGAAGAGGGTAATATCAGGCATTACGGCGGAGGCGTTCCGCATCGGGGCGGCCGTAAACTGTTCCTCGAAGAACAACTTACCGCGGCCCGGCTCGGATGTATGCGGGTTTGGAATCTGAAAGAGAAACTTATAAAACAGCATAGCAATGCAGAAGATAATGTTTAACGACTGCTATGGCCTGACGCAGGCGGTGATCGAGGGCCGAAAGACCATGACGAGGCGGCTGATTAATCCAATGCCGAAAGATTGCGCCGCCGTACACAAAAATTGTTGGGGTGCCGATTGGTCGGATAAGCCGATGTCTTTGGTAGTAGATCGAGACACAGGCGGTATATATTGCGAGTATTGTGGCAACGGCGTATTTTATGATGGGGGATATCATTATAAGGCCAAGTACAAGGTCGGCGAGGTTGTGGCGGTGGCGCAGAGCTACAACTCGTTTTACGACGACACCTATAATCCGACGTTGTTTCCGGCCGGTGCCGGATGGGATAACAAGATGTTTGTCAAAGCAGAACTGATGCCCTATCAAATCCGCATCACGGGAATCCGCTGCGAGCGGTTGCAGGATATTTCAGACGCTTGTTGCCTGAAAGAAGGCATCCGGTATGTGCCCGAAATTGACAAGTTCTATTTCGAGGATGTGAGCCGGGAAGAAGGTTTTTATTTCGATAATCACCGTGAAGCCTTCGCTTCGCTGATTGACAAGGTTTCCGGTCGCGGAACGTGGGCATCGAATCCGTGGGTCGTGGTGTATGAATTCGAATTGTTGAAATAGCGAGATTCTCGCTAAATCTCGAAAAAACTACAGATATGAAAACGATTGAGGAAAGAGCAAAAGCCTTTTGCGAAAAAAACATCTGCGTAGATTGCGGAGACCGCAAGGATTGCGACCGAAAATGTTTAGGTACTTGTATTCCTACCTATGATGCCTTTGAATGGCTTATCCAGTTCGGAAAATCTGAACACGCAGAGCTGATGCGCTGGCATGACATAGAAACAGATAAGGATGGGTTTGCCACATCCGAATCGCTTGATGCAATTTTTGATAGGTTGCCGCGCCTTGTCAAAGATAGTCGAAGTGGTGAAATAGAACTGATTGACTACGACAACGCACCCGAATGGAGGGGCGATATAGAGAGAAAACCATCCCGTTATCGCTGGCGGGGAATTCACGAATAATAGGATTGTAAGATGGAACAGGAATTTGAAGAAATCAAAGATGCCGCCGAGCATGTTCGCCGTCGGTGTTTTTCCGACTGCTGGCAATCGAAACATGATATTGATGCGTGCGAGGACCTGGACGATATACGCCGTGTCGTTATCAAATACCGGCAATCAATCTGCTCGGAGAAATCTGCAAGTCTTATAGTTTCCGAATATTCCGACATGCTGGATGCGGTCGGGTTACGGTTGCAGCGGTATGTCGATGGCCGTGTGAGGTTGTATTTGGCGTAAATCAATAACCAAACATACAAGGATGAAAACCAATAAACAGGTGCTCGACATGTTCGGGCAGATGGGAGGCGCGAGAATTAACCGCCTTTTGTGGATCGCGGGGCAGCCGGATAATCAGATGGTCGGGGATATACTGGAGGATATGCTGGACGGCGAGAGTTTCGCCGGGTGTTTCCCGGATATTCCGGCTGGGATTGTTGAGGAATACGCGGCGGATCGGGAGTTGCCGCAGCTCTTGGTGGATCACGACAAATTCGGATTTTTGGCCGAGGTTTATATGCCGGAAGTCCGGAACATGCGTTTCGACGGGAAGGGCAATCCGGAATCGTGGAGTTGGAGCGACGGGTGTTGCGAGATCGGTTATGTCTATGCCGAAACGACCGACGGGTTGGTCGGGAAAATCGCCCGGCTCAACAAAGAGCATTTCGCCGCTGCCGTAAAACGTGCCCGGAAATGATTGCGGAGACGACATTTCAGCGGATCGTCCGGCGAACGGGAAAGAAGCCGACCGACTGCAAGTGCAGGTTGTGTCAGCAGCAATGCCGGGTATGTCCGTGCCTCGGAACCCCGGAGGACATTGAACGGCTGATCGACGCAGGATATGCCGGCAAGCTGGCGTTGACGGATTGGTGCGTCGGACAGATGGTCGGGGCGGTCCCGTACCCGATCACGATGGTGCAGGCGCAGCAGACGGACGAAGGGTGCATCTTCTTCCACGACGGGCTTTGCGAACTGCACGACAAAGGGCTGAAACCGACGGAGGGCAAGTTGTCGCACCACTCCACGAAGATCGAGAATTTCAGGTTCCGCAATTCGATCGCATGGAATGTAGCGAAAGAGTGGGTTGAGGAGCGGAATGCCGAAACCATCCAAAGGATTGCGGAAAAACTGAAAAAAAGATGGAAATAATGATGCTGATTATACTGTACCTGCTTTGTGCCGGTATCATCCTCGGAACGGACGACGGGGAGCCGTGGGGGATCGGGGATTACGTTGCATTGGTATTCGCTTGGATTATGGCGCCGCTCGGCGTGGGTATGTGGATTGGTAGCAAGATGGCCGGTTCGGGATTTTTCGAAGAGTTGGATGATAAACAGGACGGAAATGAGTGAGATCAAAACGAGCCCGGTAGCTGACAATGGCATAAACGGTCCGATCAAACAGATGTAATATTCAAAAAAGTAGCAGAATAAAATGAAACAATTTGATTTGGAGGCCGCCAAGCGAGGTGCGGCGGTGTGTACGAGGAACGGAAAACAAGCACGAATTGTCTGCCTCGACGCAGATAATCCGTTATTCCTAATCGTAGCTCTGGTGCGAGACACCTTGTCCGGCAAAGAAACCCCACAATCGTATCGAGATGACGGAGGCTGGCTCCCAGCCAACACAGAGTGTAATGAAGACCTGATGATGCGTGACGACGACTATCTGGAGAAGCTGGAGAGAGGAGAGTATGGGAACCATATCGTTGACGTCAACGATATGGTTGTGCCGACTTGTGAGGAATCCTTACAGGTTGGATTAACCAAGCGCGAGTGGTTTGCCGGAATGGCTATGCAGGGAATATTTGCCGGAAGGAATTGGCCCCACGAAGGAATGATCCCGGATTGTATAGGATATGCACGGAATGCGGTCGAACTCGCCGACGCCCTGATCGAAGAACTGGAAAAAAGATGAAAAAGTATTGTAAGTGCGGCGAGTGTGCTTTTCTGAGAAATGAAGGGGTAGACGGTTTTGGATTATGTGTCATTACCCGGAATATACGGCATTGCGGGGAAATGTGCGGTTTTCAGGACGACAAGCCGGACGAGGTTCAGGCTGTCCGGCTCTTGCATCATTTTCAGAAATGGCGGCGGGGCGGCCGGGGAAAACAGCCGAATCCCATGATTATCGGAGATGCCATAGACCGGGCGATACGCACGTTGAGGCGGGAAACCAAAGACGCACCGAAATTTTGAACTGTAAAGCGAAAAGTATGAAAGTGAAAAATACGGATATGGACTGCTGGCAGCGAATCGAGGCGGTAGTCGTATGGGCGAAGATGTCCACGAACGGGTTTGCGCGGCATATCGGCCTCGCACGGGGTGAAAATCTTTACCAGATCAAACGGGGCAACAACGGGATTTCGCTCGATGTGGCGGAGCGGATTTGTGCCAGGTTCCCGCAGATCGACAAATTGTGGCTGCTGACCGGGGACGGGCGGATGTTCACCCGGGAGCACGAAGAATCAGCCGAGATTGCCCGTTACAAACAGGCACTCGGCGAAGCATTGGAGCGGGAGAAGATTCAGCAGAAGGTGATAACCGACTTGCGCAGGGCATCGCAACGGTTACGCGACAGAGCCGTGGCAGCGTTCAAAGAGGCGACGGACGGATATTTCGTAATCGGGGCGGTCAACTATGCGGGGGCTGTTCTGGAAAAATTCGAACAAAAACTGAAAGGGGAATGACGAAAATAACCGAATAATACAGATAAAAAATGAAGACCTTTACTTTACGACAGATAGCCGATATTATCGACTACAAGCACCCGCTGTCGCGGGAGCGGTTTTTCTACTATTTCGAACACCTGTACGGTTTCGAGAAAAGCCGCATCGAACACTATTGGGGGGTGTTCAACCGGTTTCCGGGGATTATTCACAATCCGGATTTCCATGCCGTGCTCGACGACCTGCTCGACAAGGCGGGAGAGATCGTCCGGCTGATCGGGCTGAACGAGGCGGTTCCGTACCACGTCAAACAGCACACGAAGCCGGTCCGCAAGCAGGTTTACTATCGTCGGTCCGAAGGTGAAGAGTTGCGGGTCGTTGAGGTGGATTTCAACGAAGCGTCGCAGGTGATTGCGTACGCCGGGATTCTCCGGCAGGGATGCGAGATCGTTGCGGCGCTGGATTTCGTGGAGAAAATTTCGTGCGGGCGGTCAGGGTATATGGATGTTTTCGACGGCGACATATTCGCTGTTTATGAAGAAAGCATGTGGTGTCGGGGCTGTGAGGACAATCTGTATGTCTGCAACAAAGGGACCTATCGGCGGTTGCTCTACACCGCCGGGAAGGGGTATTTGCGCAAGGGGGAACCTGACTACGACATGGACAACGCCTACAACGCGCATGTGCTGACGTTGTGCCGAAACCATACGAAGATCGGCAATATCTATGTCGATTGTTCGATGTTGGAGGATAAGCCCGGGGACCATGTACGAAAATAGGGCGTGCGGGGAATGTCCGCTCTTCGAGTGGTTCGAGGGCGGGATCGACGCGGGATGGTGCGGGCTTCATCAGCAGCCGGCAGATGCGGACGACGAGGTGTGTGGAGACAGTCCGGTTTCGGATGAAGAATAAGATCGAAAACAACATAAGATATGTTTGAAAAACTGATTTGCCACGTATGCGGGCATGATTATCGGGATCATTACAGCGCCCTCCTGGGTGTCGATCAAACGACAAATAAAGAACGGATCATAATGACGAAATACGAAACCTGTTCACGCTGCGGTCATACCAAAAACGTGCAGGTGGATTCGATTTGGGAACCGGTGGAAACGGAGAATCCGGTTGTTCATCGTTGGGGGTTCAATAACAATCGAGGGTGGATAGAAAGCAAGGTAAAGCGCATTTTGGATGAAAAAATCGGATAAGGAATATGAGCTGCGGGTGGGGGTGCCGGATGGGTGCAGGCTCGTGGGGTGCAGGACGGAAGGAGAGATCGTCGTGATCGTATTCGAGGACGAACGGGGACCGGATATTCGGCCGATCGGATTTTGCCGGGAGCATTCGGGAGAAATGACGGACGATGAACAATGAACCATGAAACACTTAAAAGATGGAATTAAAGCGAATTACAATAGATGTCGGTACGCTGTTGAGGAACGAACGGCCGAAGATAGGAGCATATTTGGAAAAGAAAATGGAACTCGTGCCGCCTGCCGGTGTGTCGCGCGAGATGTTCCGGGCCGTGGCCCGGGAGTTATGTGAAATGATGTTTGCGGCAGGGGTCGGTCGCGTGATGGAGGCGATGCGGCAGTCGGTTCCTGCGGCGGAGATCGACGCCGTAACACGGGAAAAGGAGGTGTGTTCGTGATGGGTGGCTGGGTGACATACGACGAAGAGTTGGCCGTAGTGGGCGCACGGGTGGCCAGCTATCCCGATCACCGGGGAAAGGTCCGGGAAGGACGGATCACGGGGCGCTATTCGCTTTACGACAGGCGTTACATGGAGGTTGTTTACGACGACGGGGAAAAGGTGCAGTTGCAGGCCGTTTCGGGGCGGTATTCGGAGCGGATGGACACCTCGCTGGATGTGGGGATGATATGGCGGGAAACAGCCTGAAAAGATAGAAAATTGTGCATATCACGGCGTGAAAACATGGAGTGCACAACGGAAACCACTCTACATAGTAGAGTGAGGGGCGAAAAAGAGCGGGCATTGTGCGATGATTTGTGCAATACCCGCTCTTTTCTGTGCATCTGCACACCGTCAGCGCAGACGGTGCAGGAACCGCAGGTAGTACTCCATGTCGAATTGGGTAAATTCGAGCGGGGCGCCGACCGTCGCTTCGAAGGTCACGCGCAGGTAGCACATGGAGCACGGGAACCGGCGCAGCAGGATGTCGCGGTCGGCATCCAGGGAATGCGTGTCACGCAGGGTGAACCATGTTTTCAGGTCCGCGCTCCCTTCCACAAGGAGCCGCATCGGCTGGGCCTCGGGAGTGTGCAGGCGGAGGAGCAGGCTTTCGAGCCGTTTATACTCCGTGGAGCCGAATTTGAGCGGGCGCGTAACCATGCGGACCCGGACGGGTTGGTCGGGCCGTGCCTCCTCCTCGTTGAGGTCGAGGAGAAGGATATGGTCGGAAGCCCGGCGGAAGAACAGCTCGTTGGTATTGAGTTTCACTCCGTCGAGGTCGCGCGTACTCCAATAGCTGCCGTCGAGCGAGTAGACATAGGCACGGGTTCCGGAGGCGGCCCGTCCGATGGTGCGCTCGGGATTCCACACGATCACCTCGTTGTGGGACGGCTGATAGCACATCTTCGCCGTGAGCAGGTAGTCGAGCGGCGGCATATTGTGCAGGTCGTTCAACGGCTCCGAGATCAGGCGGCTCTCGTTGGAGAACATCGCCATGATGCCCCGGGCCGTAATGTAGAGGATATTATGGTTGACGGCCAGCGTAGCGGGATTGACGATCCGGTCGTAGTTGAGCGGGATTGTCGCGGAATACAGCACTTCGCCGTTGCCGGACTGGAGTGTGAAGACGCCCTCTTCGGTAAAGACATAGAGCGGGAATTCGCCGAACTTGGCGTCGGACATTTCGATCGCGGCAGAGTTGACAGCCAGAATGCGGTTGCTCTCCGTGCCGATGGCATAGGAGTTGGCCAGCGGGAAGGAGAAGGGGTTGTTCGGGGCTGAAACACGAAGTTTGTTGCTTTGGGGAACATACACCGGGGGATTTGTGGGCAATCCGGGACCAGTACCGTCGCGGTATTCATCTTCCTGCATCGCCTTGTAAAAAGCGGCGGAATATTTCACGTAATAGTAATCGTACAGCTGATAAGTTTCGTATTCACGCTCATATACGGCCCATGCGAAATTGTTAGCTGTTGCGGGTTGCAATTTGATGCTGGCGGGCGCGTATCCGTCTCCGGCGTCGTTGCCCGGAGAGTAGATAAGGGTTGCACGACTGTCGGGATACGAAAGTATCTTATTCAGGACAAGCTGCGTTTCGTCCTGCAGGAATCCTGTGGAGGAGGTCTCGACCGAATAATCCGTATCGTCGATGCGCACGTCTGTCAGGAGGGAGTACTCCGGAGAGGTAGTCGTTGCCGGGAAAAAATCGCTTCCATAACCATCGAATAGTTTTGTCGCAAGTTCTCCGCCGACATGAATGCGGGAGTTATATTCTTTGGCGATGCCGAAATAGAGCGAATGAGCGTCTATGGGTTCATAGGCGCTGTTGTGTTCGATGTCTTCGAGCAGGTCCCCGCCGAGGTACATGCTGTATTCGCTGTCGGTGAAGTCACCAATAGGGATGGATTTGACGAAGTAGAAAGGCTGCTCGGGGAGGCGGTTGTCGGCCCAGAAATCGGGAACTCGGAGCTCCGGGACGCGGCTTTCGATGCCTGAATCAAAGACACGCAGGTCGTTGAGTTTCTCGCTGTCCCAGGTGGGGTTGATGCGCGTGGAATAGATAACGACGCTTTCGACGAGCCGCGTATTGAGGTTGCGGGGAATTGTGAGGGTGATATAGGGACGTATCCAGAAAGTAAAGGGGGTACAGTCCCCGCTTGTGTGTACGGTCTTGATATATACGAGTTTATCGTCGCCCGCTTTCTTGGTGTACAGCACGCCGGGCTGCATGGTTTTTTCCGAATAGGCAGACCAGTATTTGCGGTATTCGGTTCCCGCGGCGAAGGGTTCGGAGGCAGCGATGACGAGGGCCGAGGGAGCGACCACGGAACCGTCGGACATCCGGAACGCCGCGAAGAAGCAGACCTCGCCCCAGAAATATTCCGCACTAACCTGCGGGATATAGAACGTCCCCGTAGAGATGTTATAAAAGGGAACTCCGTTCTTTATGTTATCCGGCTCGTATTTCATAATGCCGGTGCACAGGGTATGTATCCCCGATTCGTCGGGGTCGAAGGGGTTCTCTTTGCGGTAGTAGTAGCCGTTCAATCCCAGGACCGCGGACTGTCGCACGACGGGCGGCCGCGGGATTTGGAACTCTTCGTAACTGCCTTTGTTGAGGTAGTAGTAGATGACGCGCCGGTTCGCGGGGTCCGTCACGATAAGGACATTTCCGAAATGTGTGATCCGGATGTCGGCGGGAAGTCCCGTAGCGAAGGCTCCGTTATAGTTGCGGGCTGCCTCTTCGCTGGCGAACACCATGTAGCGGTAGGTGCCGTCCCGGGAAGGTACGGGGTAAGCGTTATCATTGTTCTCGGAAATGGCGTTGTTGATGTAATTTTCCGATTGGAGGGCCCCTTTGGGGATGGCAAGTGTCGCGGTGCCGGGTTCCCGTCCGATGATGGTACTGCTGTAATTGACCTCTACGGAGACATCCGAAGCCACGGCTTTCAGGCTGACGAGGAAAACAGCCTGAGACATGGTTTCCACACCGCCGGTCATGCGGTTGTCGATATAGATCGGGCAGATGTTGTCCGTGTCGATACTCAGCGTCCCGTCGGCGACGGTGGCGAGGAGCAGGTCGATCGTACCGTCGGCGTTGGGAACGGAGGCGATATAGGTATCATCGCCGGTGGCCGGGTGGTGGTAGATGATCGAGAGTTTCGAAAACCTCTCCCTGTTCCCGTCCGTGGCCCGGAGGGAATGGATGATTTTCAACGGGTCGATATTATGCCAGCCGCCCGTTTCCCAGCGTAGGTTATGGAGTTCTTCGCACTTGCCGTCGGTGACGGTCAGATCGGGCGTCGAGGTGTCGAGACCCGAAACGGGAACGGAGGCGCGCCTGCGGTTGTTCTCTTGCTTTGCCATGATTTATTCGTCGTTTTGATTGATGGACTTTTGGATCGACTGCCGCAGGGCGTTGAAAAAATCGTCGGCGGGGCCGGTCGGTTTGTCGGAGTTGTCACCCGGCGCCGCGATCGTGGCGACAAGCCGGAGCAGGGAGGTGAAATCCTTGTCGGAAATATTCCGGAGCGATACGTCCGTACAGCGCCGGATCAGCTCTTTGCCCAGCAGCTCGCGGGCCTGCACGACGTTCGCCGTAAATTCATCGCCGGCAGCGGCTTCGGCTTTCACGATACGGCGGTTCAGGTCCTCGTCAACCTGTTCCCGGACGGAGAGCAGCGTTTCCCGTTCGTCGGGGGTGAGGCGTTCCCAGGTGCGGGTGACGTACATCCGGCTGACCCCGTACTCCTGCGCAACGCGCGAGGCATTGCGCAGCTGCGCATAGCGGTAGCAGATCAGTTTGTCGCGCTCCTGCTTTTCGAGGCGCGTTTCCTGCTGTTTCCGGGCGGCCGTCTTACGACGGGAAGCGGTCTTTTTCACCGGGGCGGTCATGAGGTTTTCGCGTTTTTTTGTGACACGTTTTCATAGCAAAAGTAAATATAATAGTTTATTTTTGAGCATTTAAGTAAATAAAATAATAGACTATGTGCAGACGGAATATTTGGATTTTGTTGGTATGGGCCCTCTGCGTCGCATTGGACCGGCTCGGATTTACTGCAATGGACGATCCGCAGGTGCAGGTCTCGTTTGTCGGGGCGATCATCGGCGGCATTGCCTCGGCGGCCTCGGGCATATTCGGTGCGGCGGCGGCAAACAAGCGTCGGAGGCAGGCAGAACGCGAGTTGGAAAAACAGAAAAAGAAACTGACCCAATGGCGGGATGCGGAGATGGGAACCAACTATCTCGACCGGGCCGATTCGCGGGCCGCATTGCGCCGGGTGTTCGAGTATAACAAAGAGGCGCAGAAGGCGGCGAACACGAACGCCATAAAATCCGGTATGACAGACGAGGCGAAAGTGGCGCAGGCGGCGAAACTCAACGGAAATTATGCCGATGTCGTCAGTCAGATAGCAGGGGCCGGAGCCCGGCACAAAGACCGGGTGCAGCAACAGTACATGGATGAAACGCGCAACCTCGACAACCTGAAAATTCAAAATCTGATGGACACTTCGGGTGTGGACAACCTGGTGCAAGGTCTTACGGGAGCGGCTGCGGGGCTGGGAACGGCGTTTGCCGGCGGGACGGGTGCTTCGGGCGGCGGAGGAGCGAAAGCGGGCGTCGGAGTATCACCGCAGGTGCAGTCGATGGCGAAGAATGCCACAGGTGTTCCCGCATGGTCCGGTCGGTACAAAATAGGGTGATGCTATGGCTGAAAAGATACGGAAGAAAGTTTATAAGCCGGTAACGGGCGCAGAACTGCGACCGGAGACTGTGGAGGCTCCCGAAATCCGGGAAGAACCGGCTACGGCTGTGCAGGCGTCTGCGGAATCTGCGGCTGTATCTGAAACCGCTGCGGCTCCTTATGCCGAGTTCGGCGGGTTATCGGCGTCGATGGCAAAGCGCCGGCAGTCGGCCGGAAAGCGGCGCGAGGATGCGATGCGGGAGTGGGAACGAAGGCTGGCCGAGCAGGAACATGCCCGGCTGGCATTGGTGAACACCGTAAAACCCGAGAATACGGCCAAAGAGCAGCGCAAGCTCCGGAACCTGGCGATCGGACAGGCTGTCGGGGAGTTCGTCGGTGCGCTGTTCGGAGGAATTCATGGTTTGGGCAGCCGTGCGGGCCGCGGGTATGTCCCGAAAATGCCGGGCATGTATAGGAACACGCTGGAACGACTTCAACAACTCAAAAACCACGACATAATCGCAAATCAGCGCTTTCGTGGGCTGATGGGCTCCATGCTGGAACGTAATGCGGGAGATCGGGCGGCGTTGGCCCGGGAGCGGTGGCGCGATGCGGCTGCTGAGGAAAAGCAACTGAGCACGGCACAGGATTATATGGACCGTGAAGCGATGCGGGCCGGGAATCGTCGGGAATTGTATGAAGAACAGGCGGAGATACGGCGCGAATTGCAGCAGGAGCGGCACAAACAGCGGCTTACGGAACAACGCAATGCCGCAGTACTGAAAGGCGGTGCAGACGACGATGTGGCCTATCTGACCAAACTGTTACTGCCGAAGACCCGGACCTCGACGACGACGGGCGGAAAGTTCCCGACCAGGACCGTCAGGGATGCTACATCGTACAGCAAGCAGGAGGTGGTGGCGGCGACGGCGCTGGCAAAGCAGATAGCACCGATAATCGACCGATACGATCTTTCGGACAAAGAGGTAGTTTACTTGAACGAGTTGACACGGAAATATTCGATAAAATGGGATCAGATTGCGGCATTGCTTGAAGATGTGTCGGTTGAAGACATATCCGCCTATTTGTCTGATAACGGAATGGAATAGCGCTATGGGATTGGATGAAAAAAAGAGGAACGCCCTCGATAAGGTTTTCAATACTGAAAATACCGGTTCGGTGAATTTTTGGAAGCCGAGTTCGGATGTTGCTGATGCAAAAGAGTGGAATGCGAACATTGAGCGCGACATCGCCGAGGCGGAACAAAGTGACCGCTTCAAGGATGATCGTACCCGGGAGCAACGGGTGAGTTTTCTGAAAGGAGCACGTGTGCCGGTTCCTGCCCGGTATGTATCGGGCCTGAGCAACGATAAAAGGGCATTGTTGGATAAGGCATTCGGGCTAAATACAGGCAAACCGCAGGTGGTTTCACCGATTGCTGCTCCCGTATCGGCGGCCCCGGAAATGGTGGCTCCGACATCCTCGCTGCTTCCTTTCGAAGTCTCCGAAAAAAAGAAGCCCGAAACGGAAGAAGCGGCTGTGTCGGCCCCAGCGGATAAAACGGAGCAGCGGATGCCCGTGGAGCGTTTCGATGTGCGTGGCATACTGAATACAGCCCCGGTGCGGTCGGGAGTGCTGCTCGACCCGGAACGCAGCGAAGCCCCGGCAACGGGTGACATGGTGCTGCCGTCAGGTACGGTATTGCGGAAGAGCGACCGGGACCTGGACGAATTTTTCCGGGACCAGGTCATGCCCGGGATCGAACCGGTGCAGGCAGCAGCCGACGAACGCGCCCGCAAGACGTTGACCGAACAGGGCAGAGCAAGAGACCGGCGATGGTTGGAGCATTTCAATATCGACCCGGTGGGGGATTATGTCGCCGATGCGGTGCAGATGGCTGCGACGAGCCGCAGGGAGCGCGGGCCCGCGCGAATCGTGGAGGAGGTATTGTCGGGAATCGACCCCGCGAAGGCGAACGCCTACATTGCCGACAGGCTGGCCGATGATCCCGAGTTCGCGGCGGCGGCCGAGCGTTTGCAAAAGGCTGTGCCCGCTATCGGGGATGTGTCGGAGCAAGAGGTTGAACAGTTGCAGGCTGCGTTGTCGCCCGTACAGCGCAAGCAGTATGACAAGGCCGTGGCGGAAGAGCAGAAACGGATAGTCGGGGAGCAGGAAGCCTTTCAGAAAGCCGCGGATGCCGCCTGGAAACGGCAGGCACAGCAGTTCCAGCAAGGGATAACCGGACGGCTCGTGGAGGAAATGGCCCGGCGTAACATGCCCGAGAGCGAACTGGAAACTTTTGCCCGGATCGCGCTCAACGCTTCGGTGCCGGGGATGTTGGCGGAGTGGACCGTCAGCAACGCAACGGGAGGCGACAAAGCCCTGCATGCCCAGATCATGCAGCGCGCATTGGAAAAATACAATCCGTCGATATGGACACGTATGGGTGGAGATGTGGCCGGGCTGCTGTCGAGCGGTCCGGTGTTTGCCGCAGGCGGAGCATTGGGCAAGGCCGGGGCCGCGGTTCTTCGTCGGGCTGCCGAGCGCAATGTGATGAAGCGGCTGATGGCACGGGGAATTACCGAAGGTGCCGAAGGAGTAGCCCGGCGACTTGTGGCCGGGAGCATGGCTCAACGTCTTGCGCAGGGATTGGTGGCGAGCGGTACGACTTTGGGGACTTATGATGCCGTGGCGACGCCGCTGGCGATGGCTGCGGCTGGTGAAAAACCGAGTTTCTGGGACGTGCTCGGTGCGACCGTCCGCGGTTTTGCTACGGGGGCGTTGCTTCCGGGGATAGGGATGGCAACGGGGCGCGTGGCCGATGCGGCTACGTCGCGGTTGGGACGCTATGCTGCGGAACTCGGCGGGTTTGCAGCGGAAAATGCCGCATTCGTTGGTATGGGGACCCTTTACGACGGGTTGCGCACGGGAGAATGGGGTTCGCCGGAGCAGTTGGCTGAGGATTTCGCCCACAGCGTCGGTGTGCTCGGCATTATGAAGAGTGTCGGCGCTCTGAAACGAGGGCGGACGAAAAATCCCGGGTTCTACGACAAGGTAATTGCCGAGACGGAGTTCACGCCCGAAGAGGTGGATGCCCTCGGACGTGCAGGAGTGGACGGGCGTTCGTACAAACGCGCTGTGTTCGACTTGCTGAACGCGAAGGAGACGGCGTCGGAGCGTGAGGTGGCCGAGCGGGCCGCGGAGCAGTTGGGGAGCCGCTATGCCGACGTAATGCGGTCGCCGGAGGTTCCCGTGTCGGCGAAAGCGAAACTGATGTATTTGGTAGAGGGCCGTATTCCGGAACGGTTGCCGTTGACGACGGACGTGAGGCGGAGCGTGGGTGAAGACGGTCGGACGACGGTGGATCTGCTCGATCCGGCCGGGAACCTGGTGCAGCGACGCACGTTCGCCACCGAGAAGGCCGCCGAGGCGTTCGAGCGTGAGAGCGCAGGTGTGCGGGAGGTGAACAGCATTCAGTATTACGAGACCCTGATCGACCGAGTGCAGGCGCTCGACGAGGCGTCGCAGGCGTATGCGACGGAGCGGGGCGTACCGGTCGAAGCCGTGAAGAACGAGGTGCGGAAAGCTGTCGAAGGGCAGCCGTATGACAGGGAGTTGGTCCGGCAGGTTGTGGAGCTCTCCGGGCAGGTGGATGCCGGGACGCTGGATGTTCCGGGGATGCTGGCTGCGGAGATCGGCCGGAAATACGGTCTCCGGGAGGGTGGATTCGAGCAGGCGTTGTCTCGGCGGGAGAAGGTTCGGACACCCGAAGAGCGGGCCGCGGTGGCTGAATATGCCGCCCGATTGAAGCAAATCGCCGTACAGGAGTTGAGGCCGGAACCGACGCCCGAACAGCGGGCCGAAAGGCAGTTGGTCGAAATGGCCGAGCAGGAGATCGCGCAGGCGAAGAACCGTGACGACGGTGTGGTTTATACGGCGACGATGCAGGACGGACGGCAGGCGAACATCATCAAGGGGGCCAATCTGGTCTATGATCCGGAGACGGGAGAGGTGGATGTCGTGCAGTCGGACCCTACCGTAGTTGTGCGATACGAGGACGGCACAATGCACCAGATCTCGGTCCGGGAGATTGACATGATCGTCGAGGCGGTGAGCGCCGAGGATGTTCGGTCGGAGGCGTTGAAGGCGATTCGTGAACAGCTCGACGCGGCGGCACGTGAGGAAGCGTTGGCTGAGGTGGTCGAGACTGGCGGCCTGGTACAGTTGAAGGACGGCCGCATCGGCGCCGTCGAGGGAGTGAACGAGGACGGAAGTTACAACATGGCGGTGCAGGACGGCGGGGGTCGGATCGTGACCGAACAGGTGGCGGCCGGAGAGATTGTCGGACCCGTGGAGGAGGAATCTATACCGGAGACGGTCGGTTCGAGCGAGGAAGCGGTCCCGGCAGCCGCGGATGAAACGGAAATCCCGGAAGAAACGCAGGAGCAGGCCGCAGGGCCGGAAATTCCGCGGTTGAAGAACGGGCAGCCGGATTTCAATGCCATGCAGGCGGACATGCTGGCCCTGGAACTGTCGGCGGCCGTCGGACACGACAAAGCCGTTGAGCGGCTGCAAGTGGCCCGAGGGGTCAATGCCAAGAACATGGAAAAACTGCGGAAGTCGCTGGACGGGATGGGCGACCTGAACAAAGCGATGGCCGTGGAGCAGCAGATCGCCGCCATGCAACAGGAAGATGCTCGGTTGGCCGGGGCTTTGGAGCAGTTGGGTGTGGTCGAAGAGCCCGTCACCGGTAAAGCACCGGCGGAGAACTTTTCGAAAGAGATCGAACGGCTGTTTCCGGAAGGATTGCCCAATGTCCGGGCGCGGGTGTTGGCCGACATCGCCCGCGGACAGCGGTTCGTGTGGAATGACAGTCCCGACGGAACGAAGCGCGGCGTGGCGACGGAACTCGGGTTTGCGGGGAACGAGAGCGAACGCCGGGCACGGTTCGGGATGCTCGGGAGCGAGGGCACGGGAGCGAAGCATGTCAGCAGGTACGTGCATGATTTGTGGCAGGACAGCAATGGGTATGCTTTCGATATGGACGATGCGGCGCTGCGCGACGAGGTGATCGACGTGTTGCTTGCCACGCCGTCGCGGGCATCGGCAATGGAGCAGCTGCGCGACATGGCGGCCCGGGTGACGGAGGATGACGCGGCCCCGCGGGATGCGGAGGACCTGGCGGCTATAGAGGCGTATGAAAAGGAGCGGAAAGCTTTGTCGAAACCCGAAAATAACGGTAACTTTGCAGAAAGTGCATACCCCGAGACCTATGAAACAGCAACAGAAAAATTTGGACGAGATAATGATGAGCGACTGGCCGGATCAGACAGCCGCAGCGTATTTGGAGACAATTCCGGAGCAATATCGGGAATTGGCGACCGAGGCGATATACAAGTGTTTGAAAAGGGGTTGGGAACTGAATCCTATGACGATTCAGAGTACAGCGAGAGAGATCGTCAGGGAGCGGAATCCGAACGATTATTAACCGTTGCCAAAACAAACGGTCTTTATATCGACCCAAAAGAATGGGATAGCTTCGGAGGAAAGTATCCTAAGCGGACCGGGGAGAGTGTCGTATATATCAACCGCGACCGTGGTAAAATTTACAAGATAAAGGACCCCTATGCAAAGGCGGCCATTAAAGGTAATGCACCCGAGGATGCGATTTACGAGCATCTGATCCACAACCTGCTTTTCCCGGAAACCCGATACACTTTCGAGGGCATCAGCGATCATTTGGGCGATGTACGCATCGTCCTGTCACAAGATTATATAAACTCGTTCGGTTCGCCGACGCAGAAACAGATCGACGCGGCATTGGCTGCGCGGGGACTGCTGCCCGAGGATAAATACCGGTACGGGAACGACCTGGTATCGGTAACGGATGTCGAAGGCGACAATGTGCTGACAGGAAACGACGGACAGCTCTATTTTATCGACCCCATTATCAAATTGAAAAAGCCCGCCCGCCAGGTGATCGACGAATTATCGGCAGCTCAGCGGGAGGCGGATGGAGGTTCCGGGCCGGAAATCGGTTTGGACGATGTGCCGTTCTCGGTGGTGGGCGAGGCGTCGGCGGCGCCGGCAGGTGTAACGCCCGAACGGTGGAAGGTGATCGTGGACCAACTGCGGCGGGTGATCGGAGCGGAGAATGTCGTGACCGATCCGGCCGCGGTCCGGGCGGCTTATGACCGGATCACGGGGCGCGGTATGGAGATACGGCGGCAGCAGGTGGCTGAGATTAACGAGCGGTTCAACGAGCAGTTGGAACGATTGAAGGGCGGCACGTTGCTATCCGGAGATAAAATCGCCTTGGGTAATCCAAGTGCCATTTTATTGGCATGCGGAGTTAATGATGCTGAAATTACGGCTACGCAACGTATGTTAAAGGATCATATCTCCAAACATGGGTTATCATTGGATGATATTCGGAATCTTCCTGCTGCTTTGGAAAATCCGATCATGGTCTATGAGTGGGGAAATAAGGCTCGATCGACCGTCGTAATTACGGAAATTCCACGCGGCAACGAGCGGATTGCAGTTGCCATAAGGTTGAAACCCGGGCGTAATGGTATTGCTGTAAATGCCATCGCCAGCGTTCACGGCAAATCGGCAGACCGTCTGCTGGCGGATATGAACACGTCGCTTACTGATTTCAGGGAAGAGAACCTGAAATGGGTGGATAAAGAAAAAGTCCTTAATTGGATAGCAGCGGGGGGCTCCTTCGGCCCAAGCGGTATCAATCAAGGACTTGTTACTGCAACAAATATAGTAACAAATTTCGAGAATCCAAAAATCGGACCGGAAAATATCAATCGTTCGATCGTAGCCGACAACAAAATGCCGGTGGAAATATCCGACAGGCTTCAGGTAATCGACCTGAAAAAGAACCGGACCGACCTGTCCCGGGTGGACAATCGGCGATTTATGCTGAATCCGAAAACGGGGACGCTGATTTTAGGAGACGAGAAATACGGACACGGTGCGGATTTGGTAGCCGGATCGCACTCCGAAGAGTTTTTTGATTCGGGAGTGAAGGAGAATTTCGACGATTTTATTCGTGGCTGGATCGGTTATACGGCGAGAGGACGCTATAAAAACGGCATAATTCATTTTGCGCCGTCGATCTCGGCGGAAAATTTCGACAATGGATTCGATGCTATTCAGTTCCTCCGTGCCCAAGATGGCATCAATGAACGCACCCTGGTCCGGGGATTTGGAACTATTGGTGAGGAAACGATCAAAGATTTGTTCGATCCCAATATCCGCTATTTCCGGACGCCGGAGGGCGAGGTGTACGGATTCACGGCAGGCGGGAAAATATACCTCGACGGCGAGCGGATGAACGCAGCAACACCTATGCACGAATACACGGAATTGTGGTCGCAGATCGTGGCCCGGGAAAATCCTGAACTATGGATGCGCGGTGTGGAGTTGATGAAGCAGACCTTTGTTTGGGACGAGGTGAACGCCGATCCGAATTACAAAGAGCTGCCCGAAGAGTTGAGGGTGAGTGAAACGCTCTCGCGCATGGTTGCCGACGAATTTGCCGGAAAACAAGACGCGATAACCGATTCATCGGTGCTGTTGGGTAAATTGCGTGCATGGATGCGCAAATTTTGGGGATTCCTGAAAGACACATTCGCAAAATGGACGAAGCGTGAATTGGACGATCTTACCACTAAAAAATTCGTGCAGATGCCTTTGCGCGATTTTGTGGAAGGAATAGACCTGCAAAAAGTCCGGGGCCCCAAACCGGAGCCGCAGCGGGTTGCCGGACACAAGCAGATGCAGTTGGAGATCATCGAACGTTACAATCCGATGAGGGACGATGTGCATACCGGTATCCGAAATATCGAAGATATAAAGTCGTTCGAAGAGGTCGTAAACGAAGCCAAATCAGAGGGTGATACGGCATATCCTGACATTGGCTTGGAACTGCTGGAAGAAGCTACAAAAACAGGCCGGATGACCGTGTACAGTTCTTATCCTATCAAACAGGGAGTATTCGTTTCGCCGTCGCGGCTGAATGCTGCGGATTACGCCGGAGGCGGGCCGGTGTACAGTAAAGAGGTTTCGGTGGATGATGTGGCATGGATAACGCCCGATGAAGGGCAATATGCGAAAGTCGGGAGCAACTCCGAGGCTCGGTTCAGTTTTATCGGTGAACGGGAATTTACTGAGCGGAAGGTGACGACACTCGAAAAGTTGGAAAATAAGCGCGATGCGCTGATTGCCGACCGCGGAAATATTGCTAACTTTGACGAACAGCTGGCCGCGGTGGATGCCGAGATCGAGGCATACATGCAGTCGGACCCGGTAGCAGAGACGTTCGGCAAGGATGGCGCAAGCGATGCCCATTTACGGGCCGTGGAGGATTCGGTGTACGACATGCAGCGCAAATTCGGGATTGATAATCCGGTAGTTGTGGCTCGGAATCAAGCCGAATTTGTTGCCCGCTGTCGGGATTTGGGCGTGCCGGAAACAAATTTGCGGTATTTCGAACAAGTGAATTGCCCGAATGGCATCCGCTTCGGCGACACACTACTGATTCGGGCAAACGATCATAGACGGCGTATTGATGCAGAAAAGACTTTGCTACACGAGCGGGCGCATTTCATCACGCGATATATGTGGATGGAATCGGATGCAGGTCTCGGCCGATTGTATGATGCCGCAACGGAGGCTGGAGCGGACTACATGAACCACCGTCTCGAACAGCGGGAGAAAAGTTACCATGTGGATGCGGACGATCCGGAAAGTATGATCGACGGCATTAACGAAATGATAAGCCGGAATGTCGATATACTGTGGAAAAAGGGCATCCTGCAAAAATATGTATATGCGGAGGACGCTGGAATCGACGTAGTGGATGATTATATGTCCGCACACAACGTTCCCGGAGGACTGAAAGAATTGATATTGTTTCAATGTAAAGAACTGAAAGATGGAAAAGCCAAAGTTCAATTTGGAAAAGGTGCAGAATCGCCTTATAGCCGACTATTTCCTGCCCTCGGAGGTTACGCAGCGACAGATGTCGCGGGCCGAGGAACTGATGGCCGAGGGCGAGAAATCGCTCGGAGCAGCGTTGAGCAGGGCAAAAAAAGAACTGCCGGCGACGGAAACGGACACTTGGGTGGAGGTAGAGGAGGATATATAAATCTTAGCTTTCCGGGCAACGAAAACGATGATATGGCCGGTTTCGCCCCGAAACTGACCAAACAGCAGCAGTTGATCGCCGACCTGCGGCGTGCCGTGCGCGAAAGCAAAGCATCGGCGCGTGCCGTGGCGCAGATCGTCAGCCGCCGCGTCCGCAGGGAGGTCGGTTCTGACCTGGTGGAGATCATGGGCAAGCGCGAGTTCGACGCCCTTATCCGGCAGATCGAGGAGGCTACGGCCCGGCAGGAGGTGGAGAAGCCCCTGCAACGTATTGCCGAAGTGGCAACGGACCTCGAAATAAAGCGTTTGCAGAAGGTGGTGGACGACTTTCTGAAACTGAAAGTGCAAGGCAAAGGGCCGCGCGGGGTCTCGGTGGCGAAAGAGGTGGACGACCGCACACGGCGGATGTTCGAGATTTTCCGCAACAACCTCGACCGGCCCGCGGCGGAGGTCGCCGGGGAGCTGCGCGAACAGGAGGATGCCGACACGCTCTACGACCTGGATGCCGTCAGCGCCCTCGAAGCCTATCAGGAGGCCGTGCGTTATGGTCGGGAGGTTGACGAGATAGACCGGGAGGTCGAAGCGCTGCGGGCGCGCAATACGCAGCTGCGCCGGGAGCGGATCGCGGCCAACAAGGCCGGGCACAAAGAGTTGTTCGAATTACTGAAAAAGCAGATTCTTTACAACAACGAACTGATCGATGCGCTGGACGCCGAGCGTGTCGAAACGAAGGGGCATCGGGCCGGTGCTCTCAAAGAGACGGCAGGGCTGCTTTCGGGACAGATCGGCACCGGGCGCGAGATACTGTCCGAGTGGAAGGAGCAGGAGCGGGAGCGCCGCAAAAAGATCGTAAAAGAGGCTTTCCGCGATGTGGACGACGGGAGCCGGATTCCGGTACTCGACGAGCGGCCCGGCGTATGGACGCAGGGCTACCGCCGGACGATGGATTTCCTGCTCTCGCCGGCCTATTCGATGGATTATCTGCTGAAAACGATAAGCGTGAACGCCCCGAAGGGCGAGGGTGCGCTGTACGATCATTTCATGCGCAGCGCGGACGGTTACGTGGAATCTCGCGGCCGTTATTACCTCGGCTACGAAGATTTTAAACGGGCGCTCGACGAAAAGGCGCAGGCCGTATTCGGCAAGAGCTATCCCGAGGTCGTGGCAGACAGCAATGCACCTACGGAAGCGACGATCACGATTACGAACGCCGCACCCCGGAAGCCGGAGCATGACAAGCAGAAAGGGACCGATGCCGGGAATCAGGAAATGGCGGCCGTGGAGGAGGCGTACAACCCGACGATCGGTGAAGCGCTGTATATCTACATGGCGAACAAAATGACCGACGGGCGGGTGAAACTAAAACGGATGGGCATCAAAGAGGAGGATGTGGTTGCGCTGGCCGGGATTCTTCCGGCACGCTACGTGCAGTTCGCCGACTGGCTTCAAAACGAGTTCCTGCCCGAGCGCCGGAAAACCTACAACGCGACGCACCTCGCCGTATTCGGGACACAGATGGCCCGGATCGAGAACTACGTGCCGCTGAAAATCCAGAAAAGCTACGTGCGGCAGGAGGTGGACGGCTCGGAACCCGATCCGGACACGCTGCCGTCGGCGATCACCGGGTCGATCATCAAGCGCACCCGCAACAATCAAATCCTGAACCTGCACACGAACGCCCTCGACCTGATGCTGGAGCACGGGCAGCAGATGGAACATTGGAACGCCTTTACGCGGGTCGTGCTCGACATGAACGCGCTGCTGACCAGCACGGCGTTCCGGCGGATGCTCGACGCCCGTAATCCGGGACTGCACAAACGGCTGAAGGTGGCCGCGCAGCTTGCGGCCGACAGTTATCGGCCGCAGGCGAACGACGTGAACCGGGCGTGGATCGCGCTTGGCAAGCTGGCCGCGTCGAGTAAGATCGCCTTCCGAATGAATACGGCATTGAAGCAAATTCTTTCGTTCCCTGCTTTCTATGCCTACTCGGCAAATCCGAAATTCTGGGCGATGCTGACGAAAAACCTCGCGCCAACGACCTGGGCGAAGAACTGGCGTTGGTGCATCGAGAATATTCCGTCGTTCCGCGAGCGGTGGCTGGGCCGCATGGCCGGCAACGAAAAACTGGCACAAATGACTGCGCCGGCGCTCGATAAATGGCTCGACAAGATGAACAGGTACGGTATGGTCTCGAACGCCTTTATAGATGCCCTGACCTGCGCGAATGGGGCGAAAGCCGTGTATGATTTCCAACGGGCCGAATATATGGAACGCGGCAGGGACAAGGCCGAAGCCGAACGGCTGGCGCGCATCGACGCTGCGGTGGCGATCAACGAGACCCAGCAATCGAGTGAAGGCATGTATATCGGGCAGATGCAGGCCGACCGGGATTTTTGGAGCGTGTCCCTATCCACGTTCCAGAACTCGAATTTCGCCTATCTGCGCAAAATGTTGGAAGGAATAAACGAATTGTTCCGCAATGCAGACCAGGAACGGCGCAACCGGGCGGAGTACTACAAAGAGCGGGGATTTTCGGAGGATGAGGCATTCGACCAGGCAATTAAGGATGTTGCAGCCGCAAAAAAGGAAGCCTGGCTCAATATCGCCGTATTCGGATTTATTTTGAATATTATTTGGGGTATCGGTAACAATGTATGGAAATACCTCTTTGTCCCGGAGACCCGGGACGAGATACCCGGTGAGCTGGCGAAATCGGCCTTTGTAGCCGCCGTGCGCAACACGACGGTCGGATCGGCTATTGAAAGCTTTGCTAATGGGTATGATGCCAATCCATCGGTTTTGCTTTCTGATATGATTGCTTTTACAAAAAAACTTCGCCGGATTATGAAAGAGGAGAATCCCGATGCGTGGAACGAGACGGCGGCTTATCTGGCCCTGCAAACGATCTCGGCGAACGGCCTCGGGATAGACCTCGAATCGTTCGTGAACATGTATCAGGGAATCGCAGGCATGATCCGCGACGGGGTGGATGTGGAGGACCTGATGCGGATGCTCAACGCTCCGCAGTCGCAGGCCAAACTCCTCGCCGGGGAACCCAAAGAGGGGGAGACCGAAGAGGAATACCACGAGCGGATGATTTTCACCGAGCGGCGCATCGCCGAACGGGTGGGTAAGAAACGCCGCGACAAGTGGACGCGCAACTACACCGCCTACCGGCAGGCCGAAGCGCTCGGGATGCGGGCCGAACGCGACATCTACGGAAATGTAACGGTTCCGGAGTTGAAACAACTCGATGAGGAGTATGCGGAGGCCCTGAAAAACTCCGGGGTGACGGCTGCGGGTGATATGCGCAAGGATTACGACTGGCAAGCTATGACGCCCGAACAGCAGGAACGCTGGCGGAGGCGGGCGCGGAAAGTGTGGAAAATCAGCGAAGAGGAAAAGGACCTCGACGAGGTGATCGTGTACAACGAGCGCTATGCGGAGCGGATGCGGCAGTTGATGGAACGGAAACGGGAATATATGGTTGATGTGGAAAACAACAAATAACGGTAATATATGGCTGAAATGAGTGTAGACATCCGGCGTCTGCGGGCGTTGGCGTCGGGCAGGAAGAACGGAGCGGTGAAATATCCGAAAGGCGTAAGGTCGCAGATACGTCGCTCGCAGGCGGAGATCGGCGAAAACATGGACCTGCTGTATGCTTGTCTGAACGACTGGTCGCAACTGGACGGGAAACGCCGCGATCACGAGCGGTTCATGCGCTACATGGGCGGCGATCAATGGGGCGACATGGTGGCCGATCCGGACAACGCGGGGAAAATGGTCCGCGAAGAGGTCCTGATTTCCCGGACGGGGATCACGCCGATCTCGCTGAACATCATGCAGGAGTTCATTCGCAACATCCTCGGGCAGATGCTTTCGAACAAATACCAGTCGGTCGTCCGCGCCCGGCGCAGCGAGGACGACGTAGTGGCCGAAATGCTCACCAACACGTTGCAGGCGTGTTTGGAACTGAACGAGAATCCGACGCTCGACATCAATCACCTGTTCTGCCTGCTGTCGATGGGCATATCGTGGGGTAAGGTGACATATACGGCATGGGACGAGCGGAACGACACGGACGGGAAAATCTATTTCGTGAATCAGAATCGTATCGGATGGAATCAGGACTGCGAGGACCCGCGCATGTTCGATCTGCGGCGTATATTCGAACTGCATGATTATACCCCCGGGGAACTGCTGGCGAATTTTGCCAAAACGCCGTCGGACGAGCAGGCGTTGCGCGAATTGTATGCCCCGATGTTCAGCCGTGGAAGCATTGCCGAAACGGTGAATCAGACGGCGGCGGACGTGCTTGCGACGCTGGATTTCTGGCAGAACACCTCGGCGTTGAACAAATGCCGCGTGATCGAGGTATGGCAGAAGATGGGACGGTGGGTGTTGTGGGTGCATGACCGCGCCACGTCGGATTTACCGAAAGAGTATCTGGACGGGTTCGACGCCGTGGAGCGGGCTGCGGAGGCCGAGAACGACCGCCGCCGCGGGCAGGCGTTGGCCGCAGGGCTTACCGAGGAGGATGCCGAAGAGGCCCGGATCGAGTATGAACGCCGGTACGAAGAGTATTGGTATGTGAAATACCTGACCCCGCAGGGTGTATGTCTGCTCGAAATGGAGACCCCCTACAAGCACCAGCAGCACCCGTATGTCTTTGCGGCCATGCCGATCGTGGACGGATTGGCGAAACCGCTGCTGTCGGACCTGATCGACATTCAGCGCAATATCAACCGGCAGCGGACCATGCTCGACGCGATCATCGCCGGAAGCGCGAAAAATACGCTGTTCATCGCCGAGGAGCAGATACCCGCAGACCTGACCCTGGAAGATTATGCCGAGCAGATCGAGCGTATCAACGGCGTGGTGCGATACAAAGCGAAGGCTGGCGTGCCGCTGCCGGAATACCTGTCGCGGAACTCGACGAATATCGGCGTCTGGGAGATACTGAACTTCGATATGCAGCAGGCAAAGGAGATCGCCGGACTGACAGGGGCTTTGCAGGGACAGGTGGCGAAATCGGGAACTCCCTCGTCGCTGTATGCCCAGCAGGCGCAGAATGCCTTGCTGAATTTCGTGCTCCTGTTCGACCGCTTCAACGAGTTCAGCCGCAAGCGCGACGACAAGCTGCTGAAAGTGCTGATCCAGTATTACGACAAGCGGCGCCATTTGTCTGTGGCCGGGCAGGCGTACAGCGACGCGGCGGCGGAGTACATTCCCGAGAAGGCGCAGGCAATTGCCGACAACTACGCGCTGGTGATCGCGCAGGCCGCGGATGCCCCGGTATTCCGCCAGCGGATCGACGACTACCTGATGGAGTTCGTGAAGATGGGGTTGCCGTTCGATCTGTTCCTCGAAAACACCACGTTGCCGTTCGGCAAGAAACTCGCGGCGCAGATCAAGTCGCTGCGCCAGCAGCAGGAGCAGGGCCAGCAGCTCGACCCGGAAGCGATGGCGCAGGTGCAGGCCGAAGCCGCACAGAACGCGAATCCGCAGGCGACGGCATTGCTGGCGCGGATGTTCGGGGCACAGTCTCCCGGGCAGGGGCCCGTGATGCCGAACCAGCCGGCGGCATAGATCGGGGAACGATGAAAAATCCCGCTCTGAATTTTCAGAGCGGGATTTTCGTGTGTGGATGTTATAATTGGAGCGATTGCCTGCTTTCCCGACGTTCACCCGATTCATCGTTCCATGAAAGTAATATGTCGATGCTTCCGCCACCGCCAAATACCCAAGTTAAAGGTGTTTCCTGCTGTTCCTGCGGTAGAAGTTGGGAATAAGTGACAGAAGGCAAAGATAAATTGGGACAGTATTGAATAGCCCTAAACAATACATGGGTTGCAACTCCTTTGCCGTAATTCTTGATCAGCAATGTGCCTGAGAAGCTACTCCCTATGTGGGACCTGTTGACAACGGTAGCTCTGACCTCGGCTTTCTTCGCTTCGCCGATTTCACGCTGTAATTTCATAATCTGGTATTCATTAATGATTTTCTGCTGCTCTTTGAGTTTTCGGTCGTGTCTGAAATACGTGAAGGCACCGAATAACAACGACAGAATAGCGATGATTAAACTTGTGACAGCCATGTTTTAGTGTTAATATGAAAATTCCGGCCATAAATATAGCGAAAAATCAGAAATTGGCATGCGTGCGAACCTCGGTCCTTTGGGACCGGGGTTTTTCGTTGAGGGGGATTTCAACGGGCGGGTCCATGACCGATGAAACTTTTAGACCGATAGCGGTAGCCATGTAAATATCGTCGTGGAACTTGTCAACGGCGCCGTAGGAACCGTCGGACTTCTGTTCGTAGGTCATGGCCTCGTCGAGAGCCCGAAGGTCGTTCTCGGCATAGAGCCGGTCGCGGAACCGGCGCTGCATCTGCGTAACGAGGTCGTCCTTCGTCGCCTTGTTGGTATGGAATCCGTATCGGGGCGGCACGCCCTCGCGGACTTTCGTGGGGTCGTCGCGCGAATAGATGTTGTCGTAAACGTCCACGATCTCGTCGAGGATTGTGTAGAAAAAATCGCTGTCTTCGGGTTTGCGTTTTTTGATCGAATTGAACTCCGGGACGAACAGCGCGTGGTTGTAGAACTCGGCCAGTTGCACGGCTTTCCAGATGGCGAGGTCCTGGTCCATGTGGAACCGCCACGTGCCGATGCACTCCTCGTCCCCGCCGAGGAGTTTCATATAACGGTCGATCACGCGGATCACGGTCCAGTCGGCGTCCTCGCCCTTGCCGCCGATGTCCATCGAGACGACATAGCGGTTGGCGACATGGCGGCTCTTGTCGGGAAGCGCCCACAGCCACAGCGTCCCTTGTTCGCTGGGGATGAACCGGAGCGATTCGTCGAGGGCCTGCGCCCCGTAGGCGGCATCGGCGATCAGTTCGCCGCGCCAGGCCGGGTCGGAGCATTGCGCCATCATACGTTGGATGTCGTTCGGGTTATGGACGTTCCGACCCGTGGTGGCGAATGCCTCCGTGGCGGTGGACGGGAACTCGCAGCGCATACGCCAGTCGGAAGGCATGGTGCGGCGTTTCTGCCGGTACCAGTTCAGCCCTTCGAGCGTGGCTCCGAGGTTGAAATAATAGATTTCTTCCTCGGTCATGCTGCGCACGAAATCGAGTTTTTCCTGCGCGGAACGGAATCGACGGTAATAGAGGTCTATTTCGAACCACGCGACGAAAACCGGGGTATAGCCGTTCTCGCCTTTTTCGGCTTTGAGCCATGTGTTGTGGAAATAGTTGCCGACGCCCTTTGCGGTGCTCTCCAATACGACGCTGGTAAAGGGATCGTCGGGAATGGAACCGACGGTGCTCTGTATCACGTCCTCGGCTTTCCGTTTGGGTGTGTCCTCCCACAATCCGACCTCGGTGTAATGGCCGAGTTTCAGGTCGTCGGAGCGCAGCGCCTCGGGGTTCTGTACCGAGCCGATCGAGACCACGGCGCCGCGCCCTTCCAGCTGTCGGTTGGACTGGGAACCTTCGAAATTCTGGAATTTTACCGGGCACACTTCCTGCGGATGGTGTTGCGCCATGCGCGAATACATGGCCCGCACGTTGCGCGCCTGATCCTTCTGATGGGCCACGATGCAGCTGTTCCAGTTGATGCGGTGGAATAGCTGAATCCACGCATAGAATAGCTGTACGAGGGTGGAGCCGCCCCATTGGCGGGCTTTGAGGACGATTACGCGGATCGGCACGCCGGCGAACAGCATCGTGACGAGGACTTTCAGCAATTTGAGCTGCGGCCGCCGCAGGACGAAAGGGACGATCTTGCCCGATGTTTTGTCTTTGATCCGGGCGCAGGTCGCCGCCCAGTATTCGAAATCGTAATGAATGCGTTCGCCGTTGAGGAAGTCGCAGCACGCATCGAACGCGAGGCCGTTCTGCTCGGCGAAGGCCGCGAGCGATCCCGCATCGGCGATCTGCCGGAAAACGGGCGTCCGGGAGAGGTAATCGGGGATGAAGATGAAATGGTCAGCGTCGATATGTAGTTTTTCGCGCGGAATGGGGGAGCCGGCCCCGGTAAGAGGGTCGTAGGGCTCGAAGAGCAGGCGGTTATGCTCGTCGTTCTCGCGGAGGACCTGACGGATGCCGGCCGGACTTTTAACCTCGCTTATCACTTTCCCGCAAGCAGCTGTTTATTATTTTCTGAATGTATTTCGGAGCCATTGGCGGGATCATGTCCCGTGCGATGATCCGGGCATAGTAGAGTTTGCCGATATGCTCGGCCCGAAGCTGGTTTTCGCTCTTTTCCTTTTTCAGCAGTTCGAGGTATTTCCGGTAGATATCCCGGTGCTTGTTGCGAATGAACTCCTGCCGTGTCTGCGGTTCCTGTCTTGTATCCATTGTCCGTGGAATTTTTTTGCGCTTTCATAGCAAAAGTAAGTGATTTAATTTACTTATCAAAAATATTGTAAATAATTATATTTACAACGAAAAGTTATTGAACTCGTTTTTTCGACTTAAAAACAGACAAAAAATGGTAAAGAAAGACGACAAGGAGCAGCCGGTTCCCGAAACCGGAATATCGGCAGCCGAAGGAACCGCCGCAAAGGAGGTTGCCGAAGCGGCAGTTCCGGCAACGGAACGTCCGGCGGGACGGGTTCGGGCCTTCATGCTCGCAAAATTCCCCGACCGCCCCTGGGAGAACGATGCGGAACTGGAAAATGGTGTGGCCGACTGGTTGGAGGAGGCCGACAAGTCGCTGGCGGATTACCGGACGGCTGACGAGAAAATCCGCAGCATCGCGGAAAAATATCCCGAGATCATGGCGATCGCCGACGACCTGGCGAAGAATCCCGGGATGCCCCTCGGAGTGGCGATCCGGCGCAACATCGACGAGGACGAGTTGGAGGTCGGGGAGGACGATCCGGGATTCGAGGAGCTGCGCAAGTCCCGGGAAGAACGTGCGTCGCGCCGCAAGGCCCGCGAGGAGTATCAGCAGCAGCTTGACCGGAATATGGAAGCGAGCCGCGAGATCGTGGAAAAATATCTCGCTGACAATGAAATGTCGGAGGAGGAGGCCGCAGCGCTCGGCAAGTACGTGGACGGCATCATGGAGGCATATCTGGACGGGCGGCTGACCGTGGATGTGCTCAACATGTTCCGCAATGCCATGAACTACTCGAAGGACGTGGCCGATGCCCGCGAGGTCGGAAAGGTCGAAGGTATGAACGCCAATATCGACGCCGAGCGGCAGCGCAGGCAGGATGCGACGGACGGACTGCCCGGTCCCGGAAGTTCGACGGGACAGATCGCACCGCCCGCCCCTGCGGAACCCGGCGACATGATCGACGAGATTCTGAAACGCAACGACCGGCGATACAATCTGCTGAAATAATCACACCCTTTTCGAGCTGCGACGAAGCAGGAAAGGATGCATAAAATGAACGGAAAACAAAACAGAAAATTAAACTTTCAAACAGATCAGAACATGAAAACCAAAAAAATTCTTTTCGTAGCAGGGACCATCTGCTTCGTTGTGCTGCTGGCGATGGCCGTGGTGGCGCAGGACTACATTTTCGAGCTGCTGTCTGGCGGCGGTGGCTGCGTGATGGCGGCATTCGCCGGAGCTCCGGAGGAGCAGACCGTGCAGGGCGTTGTCGGGACTGTGAGACCCGAATCCAAAACGGACGGCTTCGTGCGCCAGGAGGTGAACAAACCGACGTTCAGTCAGAAATTGGCGAAGATTTTTCCGTCACGATTCCCGATGGACACCATTTTACGCGAGATCGGAACCGGGTCCACCAAATCGGACATTTACAAATATCCGTCGGTCGTTGCGCGTGGCGTTCAGGCAAAGGTTAAAACGGCGAATACCGCTGTTACGGCGCCGGATGTAGCGACGATTTCGATGGTCTCGGTGCACAACCTGTCGCTCAACGGAAACCTGCTCGTTCCGAACTACACCGCGACCGGACCGGACGCTGCGGCGACCAAAATTTCCAGCGGAGTGTCGCCCCTGCCGCTCGTGCTGCACATCGTGGAGATCGACCGTTCCGCGAAGACGATCAAGGTCTATCCGCTCAACGCTTCGGGCGTGCCGGCTTTCGAGGCCGATACGACGTTCTACCGCATGGGTAGCGCGATGGACCAGGAGGCGGCCCGTTCGAGCGATCCGACCGTGACGCCGACCTACGACTATAACTACGTGCAGACCAACATGTGTACGATCTCGCAGCTCTTCGCCCAGGAAGTGCAGGAGAAAGAGACCGAGTGGGGCATGGCCGACATGAAGGAGATGGCGCTCTTTGATTTCCGCTATCAGAACGAGATGAACGCCCTGTTCGGCGTGAAACGCGAACTGGTAGACCCGATCTCGCAGAAGCCCAAGTACATGATGGACGGTATCATCCGCAAGGTCGGCAACACGCTGGTACGCGAGGCCGATCAGAGCGTCGAGAAGTTCCTGATCCACTCTGTCGCCAAGACCTTCGACGCCAACAACGGGTCGGACACCCGCGTGATGTTCTACGGTTCGGAGTTCGGCATCGGATTGAGCGAATCGGCAACCTTCCAGAAACAGCTCGAAGCCGGAAAAACCAAGGTGAAGTTCGGCATCACCTGGAACGAGGTGGAGACCAACTCGGGACGCCTGCTCTGCAAGATGCACACCGGGCTGGCGCTGGCCGGGTACGGAAGTGCCGGTCTGATTCTCGATGTCGCCAACGTGCGCAAGGTCGAGCAGCTGGCGCTCCAAACGAAGGACCTCGACCTCGACACCGCCGGCGAGCGTCGTTCGAAAGACACCCGCGTGCTCGAATCCTTCACGATGGAGGTGACGAATCCCGACACGCATACGCTGATGTTCCTCTAAACTCGAACCGCGGGCGGGGGAGCGATCTCCCGCCCGCATTAAATCAGATTCATATATGGCAAGTACTACGATTTTCCGGTTGAGGTTCAACCGCAATTATACCACTTTCGTCAAAACCAGCCGCGGCATCGTGAAAGTGGATTTCACGCCGATCGTTATGTTCGGGCGCACGGAAAACAGCCAGTTCGGAACGGCCGATCCGGAGGTGATCGAGGGGCTGAAAAAGCACCGGGATTTCGGTTCGCTCTTCTTCATCGAGGAGGAGGGGAAACCTGCTCCGGCCGAAAAGGAGATCGAAACGGCACGGGAAGCGGAGGCGGAATCGGCACCCGCCCCGGCTGAAACCGATGCAAATGCCGGTGCGGAAGCGAATGCAGCGGAGGGCGTCGGGACGGAAACGGACCAGGAGGAAGACGGCGGCGGTGAGACCGGGGCCGGAGACAACCTGACGCACGAAAAGAGTGTCACCAGCAAGAACAAGGCGATTGCCTACCTGTTGGAGAAACACGGTGCCAAATTCTCGCAGACCTCTGACATCGCAGCGATGAAGGAGGAGGCGATGAACGTCTATAATCTGGTATTCGACAACTGGAAGTAATCCGAAGATGGCTTTGCGGGATGAAATAAAGGAGAAGGCATTGGTCTGCATCGACGAGGTTTATGCCACGTCGGAGGCGGCCAACGCCTCCTTTTTCCCGGTTGACAGGATGCTCGACGAAGCCGCCGGATGGGTGATCCGTGCCGTGCCGCTGAGGGCGTTGGGCTCCGGCAAAGACATGCCGGCGGCAGGGTTGGAAGCCCGCGCCGACGGTACGGGGACATTGCCCCTGCCGGAGGATTTCGTCCGGTTGCTGCTGTTCCGGATGAAGGGGTGGTGCCGACCGGTGATCGTGCCGATCCGCAACACGGACGACGCATATATTCAGCAGTACAATCCCGTGCTGCGTGGCGGCGACAGCAAGCCCGTAGTGGTGTTGTGCGAGGAGGAGCGGCGGCTGGAATATTTCACCTCTTCACGCGGCCGAGATGCCGAAATTGCGGAGGCCCGCTATTTCGGATTCACGACCCTGGGGGATGACTACCCCCGGAAGTTGGCGGACATCACGGCTTGGAAAACGGCGGAACTCGTGCTCGCGGTATTGAACGATACGGCGGCCATGCAGATTTGTGCCGGAAGGGTGAACGAAATACTGCAACTGTTATGATAACATATCGTGTAACGTTTCCGGTACAAGAAGTATTGACCGAGTGTATGGAGCAGGTGTCGCTCGACTTCCGGGCGATCCGGGCCACGGCCGGTGCAGAGGTTGACAGGTCCTACGACGATTTCATCCTCTCGGCGGATGAAAAAGAACCGTTTGCTACGGAATTTCAGTCGCAGGCGACGGCGTTGTGTGCGGATTACCCTGCGGCGCTGCGGCCTTTGATCCTCTCGGAAATCCGGTTGTCGGTGGAGGTGTCGCTGTCCCGGATGATGCCGCTGGAAAGTGTCGAGCGGATGTTGAAGGACTGCATGAAGGCCCGGATGCTCAAATGGTGGTACAGGTTGCGGAATGTCGAACTGTTCCGGGAGCAGGAGGTGAAAGCCGCAGAGGCCGGGGAGCGTTTGCTGTCGGCGTTCAACCCAAGTTGCACGGTGCGAAAACTGCGCTATTTCTGACCTTTTCACAGACATGGACGACATACTGATTACGAACGGCTCCGTAAGGAGCATCATGCAGGGCGAGACGCTGAGCGTTTCGGCCGGACTGCTCGGCACGGGGTATTCCGTGGAGGAACTGAAAGAATACGAGGTGTCCCTGCGCGTCTATTCGAAAACCGGTGACATCCGATTTTCCACGAAAGAGGGCGCCGGGGACGAGCGCATAGAGTGGCAGGAGGGAGGCATCATCCGATTTGTGATACCCGGGGAAAAGACCCGGGAAATGCTGGGAAAATATTTTATCGAGTGCAAAATTACGAAATGCGGTTATACGATCGTCAGCGACCGGTCTTCGGCTTTCGAGGTCGTCGAATCGAGGATCGGGACGCTTAAAAACCTGTAAAAGATGGTTAAAAACAAGGATAAGAGACCTGAACGTCCGGTCGTGCATCAGCATGTGGGCATGGCGTTTCATTTTGATTCCGCGGGTTGGGTTCTTTGTACCGAAGCACAGGTCAAAAAGGCCGAGGCGGAAAGGGCCGCTGCCGAGGAAGTACGGCAGGAGGCCGAAAAGAACCGGGAGACAGCGGAAGAAAAACGGGAAGAGGCGACCCGGGACGCTATCAAGAAAGTCGAGGAAGCATTGGAATCCATCGACAACGCGCAGCGCACCTATCTGATCGATCTCTCGGGAGCCTATCAGGATGTCGCTTTGCAGGTCGTGGAGGATTTGACGAAAGGGCATCCCGTGCTTGTGTACATACGTGAGCAGGCCGGAGGGGCGCTGTCAGCCATGACGCGGGTCAGGAATGCCGGTGACGCATGGATTTTAACATCGGGACAGCCAGAGGGGACGACCGATGGCGGTATTGCACAGCTCTCGCAGAAGCAGTACGCGATAGACAGGCAGACCGGTAACATTCAGGCTGGCGATGGCGATATTCTTTCGTCGCTGTTGACGACCGAGGCTGTGCAGGACACCCTCGACGAGCTCGACGAGAAATCCGGGGCGCTGCCGATCTCTCAGCGGCAGGCCGCGGGACTTCGGAAAACGATCGAGACGCTGGACGGCGACGTGCTGAAGAAAGACGACATTCTGATTTTAGACGGCAACGGGGTGACGGGCAAAACCAAATAACATACAATCATGGCAGACAAGACACCGATCACAATAAATGCGATCATCCAGAAAAGACATTACACGGCCGCCCAATGGACGGAGGCCAACCCCG